GGTTGCTGCATTCAAAGCACCTTCATCTTTATTAGAAGCAAGAGATTCTCAGAAGACAGGCAAGGGATACTCTATATGGGATAACATAATTAAGAAGATGATGCCTGTAGGTTCATTCTCTGGAGAGGTTGGTGGTGTTAAAGACTTTACCCAGCGTAAGGACTACTGGCACTCTGAATTCTACCAAGATATTTCTGATATATTAGATAAGCTCGCACCATCTAAGCCTGGGCAACTGACTCAGCCTAAGATTAAGAAAGACTTGAATGACTACATTCGTGGCTACCTTGATGGTGAGATTAAACACAGAAGACCTGACCTAATACCTAACACAGATATGGACACCATCAGAGCCAAGCTCGATGAGGTTGGTCAGAAGCTTAAGACAGAAGCAGATGCAGGATTTATAGAGAACTACCTACATAAGCCAATAAGTGCTGAGAGTGTTAAGGCAGACAGAGAAGGGTTTATTAAATCACTCCTTGCTTCTAGTAATATAGCCTATGATTTGTCTACAAAAGAGGATAAGTCTAACTTCATATATCAGGAAGATGAGACCAAAGCCCTAGAGAATGCTACTCGTATTGCTGCCGAGATTGCACAAGGAAGAGACCCACTAGTGCAGACATCAAGATATATCAGACAGCTACGTAAAGATAAGAAGAGTGGCAGACCTAGGGAAAGCTTTGAGAAGGCTAGGAGTCTTGAGTGGGCTAACCTAGATGACTCATTCAGAGAGCAGGATATTTCTGTCGTACTAGAGCAGTACCTATCTAAGGCTGCTACTCGTGTAACATCTATTGAAGCCTTTGGTGTGGATGGTAAGGGTCTTCATAAACAACTGAGAGAATTAAAGAAGCTAGGTGCTACACAAGACCAGGTTAATAAGACGTGGGATATCTATGATGCCCTACACAACGTATATAGAAGAGATGTTAGTGAGCAGGAGGACAGATGGCGTGGTGTGTCTAAAGGACTCACTACTGTAGCTGCTATCACGCACCTAGGTCTAGCCACACTGTCATCACTATCAGAAGTTGTATGGATTGGTGAACGTGCTGGCTTACGTAGTATGTTCAAGACACTACCTAGTGCATTCAAGTACACCTTACAAGGAATAAGAAGAGGAACAACAAGCAAGCACCTAGGAAGAAGTGAGGGTAATAAGGTACTGGCTAACCTAGGCTTCAACCTTAATCCTATGATGAACGAAAGACTTGACCAGTTGTTCTCAGCTGACAGGAATGCTATGCTTAGTATGTACTTCCGTTCACCCTTCGGTATGTTCCTAACACAGTGGACTAACTTCAATAGAAACTGGGCTGCTCAGGCAGGTATGGCTACTATGAATAGAAGAGCTAAGGGGTTGGTCAACGGTAGTATAAACCCTATGGACAAGCGTAGGTTACTTAATGAATTGAAAGAGAATGGTATAAGTCTCAACGAGTTTAAGCAACTGGCTGACCTATCAAAGGATGATAAGGGCAACATCAATATTAATATGGTTGATGATGCTTACCTAAGTAAAGACTTTATTAGAGAAGATGGAACTAAGACCAGAGTTAAAGATGTGATACACCCTTGGGTACACAAGCTTGTTACCGAGGTGATAGTACATCCAACAGCAACTAACAAACCCTTATGGATGTCAGACCCATCACTGTCTGCTATAGCACAGCTTAAGTCTTTCCCTATTGTGTTTGGTAATACAGTTGTTAAACGCTTGTATAGGAAGCTTAAGCCTAGTGCTTGTAGTGCAGACTTTGGATTGGCTATGTCAGCCATCGCTAGTATTGCTGCAGCTATGGCTGTTGCACAGATTGGTGAGGAGATTAAGGCAGCTATTAAAGGACAAGAGTCTGAGGCTACTTGGATTGACATAGGTAACACTGCAGGTTTATTTGGTTCAGGTGGTATATTAATAGGAAGTAAGTATGGTGACCTAACGTCATCAGTATTAGGTCCTTCACTTGATGCTTTAGTTAACAAAGGCTTCGGTGATATAATCGCACCAGTCACTAGAGGTGAGAATGATATGACAGATATTCCTGTTGACCTAGGTGAGTGGCTTATCAGTGGTGTTAAGGGTGCTCTCGGTGCTTCTGGTCATCTTATGTTTGGAGAAGACGAATGAGTAAGTGTGATATTAAAAAGATGCCTGGCTACGTTGATGCTTCTAAGATAAAGAACAAAGGTCTTGAGATGAAGGTTGAGCAGTTGCTGACTGCGATTGTTGATAAGACTAAGAGGAAGAGAAGGAACAATATCAAGTAACTTACACTCGCCCAATAAAAACCCCTGGCATACACATCGTACACCAGGGGTTTTCAGTATGTGCTACTTAATTATTTATAAGTAGTCTGATTGCCTTGCTCATACTGTACAGGGAAGTTGTGGTTATGTTTAGTAACTTTATTCTCCGCATCAATCTCATCCATAAAGTTATTGGCTTCTTGGATGTACCAACGAGGCTCGAAGAATGAGTAAGGGTTGTAAGCGAAGACACCGTTGTCCTCTTCCCAGCTGTTGTTGTCAAAGAAACCAGCAGATGCTGATGTAGCTGCAACCAGTGCAACGATAGCGATAAGTTTGTTCATATGAATACTCCATAAACTATATTAGGAAAGTCTAATATAGAGGAGGGTATTATACCAGATTATTAATCAGATATCCCACTGAATGTACAATCATTTATGGACATATAACCTACCTTCTTAGTCTTGTGCATAGAACCACCGAAGTCTGTTTTACTTGGTAGGTATTTATTCTCCCACTTGAAATCATACTGCTTCCTACATAGGTCACTCACATTAAAGACATACACTCCTTTGGGTGTTGATACACAGTAGAGGAACTCCCTGCCTGTCTTGTCTGCTTCTTCCTTGACACAGTCTAGCTTATCATACTCTATCATTAGTGTGTCATAGTGTGCATTCCTGCACTTGAGTTCTGCTAGGTACTTATCTGACTCACCGTCCCACCTACAGAACTTGTTAGCCTCTGTGCTTTCTAGCTTCAACTTGAAGTTGTTGTTTAGGTTAGTCATCAGTTGCTCTTCTGTCATAGTATCTCCTTAATAGTTTCTTCTGTGTACCACTTGAAGTTGTTCTTCTCAGCCCACTCCACCTGTGTGTAGTACGTACCATCCCTTCTCTTCTTAGCACCAGGCATCCTAGTCTTAATACTGTAGAACAAGAACACTAACTCCTTGTCCTTAGGTAGTGTCTTCCTAACCCAGATATACTTAGCTGCTTCCGATGACTCCAAGAACCTACCCTTTGCTTCAATAATATACTTGCCTATTACGAAGTCTGGGTGGTACTTGTGCTCTACTGTGTATGGTACTGGCTCTGTATGGTAGTCACAGTCCTTAAGAACACCATCCCTAAGCTCACCCTCCCACTTAGAATCAGCATCTCTCTGTATAGCCTTCCACTTGCCCTTCATTCTGAACGCTGCTACTGGCATTACTTAGTCTCCCCGTGATGACCGCCACCGCACGTCTTAAACCTAGGTGTTGACATTATCTTCTTAGTATTCTTACTCGTACACTCAGGACATCTGCCTGAGTTGTGCATATCTACCATAGTATTAGTTCTTGTATATTTGTGTTCACAGTTGCCACACATATAATCATATATCATCTGGTAGCTCCTTTAGTTTAGTCCAGTATTCCTTCTCGTTTACTATACTATGTACTTCCCTAGGACCTGCCCCATAATCAATATAGTGTAGACCATCAGTACCATCCTGTCCCACTATATCCATCTGTTCATCATCCCATACTTCACCTAGTTTCCCAAACTCTGCCTCATACTTAGGTCCTTTTAATTGAATTAACTCTCCCTTCTTTAGTTCTTCCTCAAGCTCTTTTATCTTATGTAGAAGGTCAGCATAGGTAGGCACGCTAGGGATACTCATCCTTTGTACACTCTCCTAACAGTCCTATCACTGTCCTTACCCATACCTGACATAGATTCGTCTACGTTATTCCTAGGGTTCTTAATGGTAGTGTCAACAGTAGCCAAACTAAACCCATCAAGAGCTGGTCTATTGGTTGTGTGAACCCTGTTGCCAAAGCTGTTGGTTGTTAGGTCTTGGTTCTTTGGTTTCTCAAACATCCATACTCTCCTTAGCACTCTGCTCTAGCCTAACGCCTGTTATTAAAGCCTCTAGTTCTTTGAACGTAACGTCCTTTGAACAGCCACCTTCCCTTGCTAGTGTTGCATACTGCATAGTCTTCTCTAGTTCTCTGCTCCCGTGCTTACTTAGGAACATAGTCAGTGAGTACATCCACGAGGGTGCACTCCCATCTCTTACCTTTATCTGGTCTCCAATCTTTACCATCTTATTTCTCCTTATTATTTACCAGCCCCATTCTCCTGTCATCCCTACTGCTGAGTAATCAGTGACAGTCTTCTCAAAGAAGTTACTCATACTGTCACCACTTGTTAACTCCTCTACCCACGGTAGGGGATTCTCTTTAACTTTGAAGTTACCCTTCAACCCCATCTGTATTAATCTCCTGTCCGCCAGATAGCGTATGTAAGTTTTAACTTCGCCTTTGTCAAGACCCACAATATCCCCACTCTCGTAGGCAAGGTCAATAACTTTGTCTTCAAGCTTGACAACTTGTCTCGCCATACTGTATATATCTCTTTTAAATTCATCATTCACAATCCTCGGATGTTCATTACAAAATTCCCTAAACAACCGCGACATCCCTTCACAGTGCATAGTCTCATCTCTGATTGACCATTCAACCACAGTATTCATACCCTTCATCTTACCCATACGTTGATAGTTAAGTAGCATAACAAAGGCACTGAATAGACTAACACCCTCGTTGAATACAGACAGCGCAATAGCAGTAGCCATACCGTGCTGAGTGCTGGTGTCAGCATCCTTCATAAACTCTACCTTCTCCACCATAGCATCATACTCAAGGAACATACTGTACTCACTCTCGTGTAGTCCTAGTGTGTCATTCAGTAGTGCATAGGCACGCTGGTGTACTCCCTCTCTTGCTGCAAAGCTAAGCAACATATTACGACATTCGTTGTTACGAAAGTAGGGTATAAACGTATCACAATAGTTACCCCCTACTACCACATCTGATTGAGTGAAGAGTCTGAGTATCTGTGTGATGTGATTCTTCTCTACCTCACTCAGTGTACCATCCTTCCACTGTGTTACATCATCACTGAGATTAACTTCCTTCTCAGTCCAGTGTAAGTCCTCGTGCTTCTCTGCCATCTCCATAGCCCAAGGGAAGTAGAATGGTTTGAATACTTTGCTCTCTTCTGTTAACCTTGACACGCTAGACATACGTCATCCTCCATAAAATCTTTAAGGGCTACTCTCTCTACCTTCTTACCCACATTCTCAGCACTAGAGTTGGCGCTGGTGCGTAGGTAGTATAGGCCTTTAAGCTTACCCTTCCACGCCTTGAGGTGTACCTTGTTGACATATCCCTTATCACTACCAGCAGGGAAGAATAGGTTTACTGACTGTCCCTGACAGATAAACTCTTGCCTGTCACTAGCGTGCTGCACCACCCATTCCTGGTCTAACTCAAAGGCTGTCTTGAATACATCCTTCTCCCAGTCAGTAA